AAGACTTGCAAACACTCCTTGCGACAATCATTGTAAAAATATTATTCAAACCTATTCATCTTTTTTATTTAGAGTCAAACCCTCTAGGGATTTTGGAGATATGCAAGATGATCCTAGTTTAGAAAACTTTTTAAAAGATGCTGACTTGGAGGGTAATAGTTTTGATGCTGTTATTAAACAAGCTCAAAATTATTCATCTATTTATGGTCAATGTTTTTTAATATTAGACAAGCCAAAGATAACAACCAACACCAGAGCAGAAGAACTAGAACAAGATATAAGACCTTACCTGTCTATTGTAACTCCTGAAAATGTTTTAGATTGGAATTATACAAGAGAATTAAATGGAAAATATTCATTAGATTATCTCAAAGTACGAGAAGAAGTGGATAGAACTGGTGGTACTTATTTAAGATGTTGGTATCTAGATAAAGTTGACACTATTTATGTTCCGTTTCAAGGTGCGGAACCCACTTTACTGGATACTGCCGATAATCTGATTGGTAAGATACCAGCAGTTATCTTGTACAATTCCAAATCCCACAAAAGAGGAATTGGCCAGTCGGACTTATCAGATATAGCCGATTTGCAAAAATCTATTTATAACGAATATTCAGAAATTGAACAGTTAATAAGATTAACCAACCACCCTAGTTTAGTCAAAACTCCAAGTGTTAATGCGAGTGCTGGAGCTGGTGCGATTATTGAGATGCCAGAAGAAATGGAACCGAATTTAAAACCTTACTTGCTTCAACCTAGCGGTCAAAACTTACAAGCGATTATGGATTCTATTAATAAAAAGGTTGAGGCGATACATAGAATCTCCCACACAGATGCAGTTAGAGGAACCAAGACCCAAGTATCAAGTGGTATAGCTTTACAAACAGAATTTGAATTATTAAATGCAAGACTATCAGAAAAAGCCGACAACCTACAAATAGCAGAAGAAAATTTATTTAGATTGTATGCAGTATTCCAAAACAGAAAGTTTGATGGAGAAATAAATTATCCTGACTCTTTCAATATAAGAGATTATGCCTCTGACCTTATGTTCTACCAACAAGCTAAAGCGATCAATGTTAAATCTCCTACTCTAGTTAAAGAAATAGATAAGGAAATAGCAAGAGCAGTGATAGATGATGATGAAAAATTAAATATTATTTTTGAAGAAATAGATACCAAACCTGAAGTTGGAGAATTCACACAAGACGAAGTTCAAAAAGAAACAGTCGAAGAAGAAGTCATCGAAGAATAATATGTATGGCTGATATTATCGAACAATCGACATTATATAAAATTAGACAAATCGAACTAGCCGAAGCACAATATTACGAACAACTTATAAAAGTGCTAGATAAGATTGAGCAAGACATAACTTCGCTGGTTGGTAAGACTTTAAAGACAGAAGACGGAAAGCTACTTCGAGATGCAAAATTCAGTTTAGTTTTACAACCTCAAATCAAAGCTATTTTAGAAAAAGAATATCTACCGTGGGCAGATAAAGTTGTAAGAGAGGGATTTAATAAACAAGCTAAAAGAGTTGAAAGAGCTTTTAAGAAGATTGGAAGAATCCCAAAACAATTTCAAGAATTAACAAAAGGCGATTTGGCTTTAATTAGAAATCTTAAACAACAATATTTTACTCAATTCAAAGATGTATCAAATACATTTACAAGAACATTACAAAGTAAAGTTTATCAAAATGTTTTGTTGGGAAATGAATTTACTGTTTTGGAACAAGAATTAAGACAATCCATTAATGGGATTTATGCTAGTGCAAAAGATATTAAAATACAAAGGCTGGTTGATAAAATTAAAAAAGATGAAGTGAGACTAAAAAAGCTAAAAAGAAAATCAACAAAAGCAAAAGTATTAAAAAAGACCATAGATACAAATGTTCAAACATTGCAAACAAAATTTGCAAGTGATAGAGCTGGGGAAAATATGAAAAAGTATTCTGGTCAAATTCTTAATGATAGTCTTAGAGAATTTGATGCAACCTTAAGTGCTAATAAAGCATTTGAAGCTGAATTGACGCATTTTAAATACTATGGTAATGTTATTCCAACGACTAGGAGGCATTGTGCCTCTTTAGTCAGAAGAGACAAACTTTTTACGATTGATGAAGTCAAAAGACTTGGACGAGCAAATTGGACAGGAAAGAAATCAGGAGATCAATTAATTGTTCGTGGTGGTTATAATTGTCGTCATCAATGGAGTCCTGTTGATCCTGAATGGTTTAGCGAGGACGGAGCATTAAAATATTAACAAAGGAGTAAAAAATGGTCAATGAAGTAAAAGATATAGAAACACCAAAACAAGAAGAACCCAAAGCAGAAGTAGAAAAACCAAAAGAACAAACTTTTAACCAAGCACAGCTTGATAATATAATCAAATCAAGACTGGAAGCCGAACAAAAAAAACATCAAAGAACATTAGAGGACGCAAAGAAAGCAGAGCAAGAAGCCTTAAAAGAAAAAGAAGTTAAGGAAGCTAAATCAAAAGCAGAACTTGAAAAACTTATGCAACAAAGAATATCTGAAAGAGATACAGAAATTTTGAAATACAAAAATGCTCTTAAAGCAGAAAAAGTAGATAACAGTTTATTATCTGTTGCTTCTCAAAACCAAGCTATCAGTCCATCGCAAGTGGTTTCTTTGCTTAAAGATGAAGTTAAATTAAATGACGATAACCGAGTTGAAATACTTGATAATAATAAAAATATTCGTTATAACGAAAAAGGAAATGTTTTAACAATTGAAGAAAGAGTTAAAGAATTTCTAGATGCGAACCCACATTTCCGTCAAGGGTCAAAAGCTGGTTCAGGAAGCCAGTCGTCCATCGAGGGTAAGACTGTAAAACCTTTCAAGATTCAGGATTTAGACATGAGTAAGCCAGAAGATCGTGCTAAATATGCAGAGTATCGCAAAGAACGAGATTCAAAACCTACTCAGATTAATTTAACAAATAAATAATAAAGGAAAACAAAAATGGCAAGTGAAACAACAAGTTCTACATTATCAGAACTTTATGTAGAGATAGTGGCAGAAGCATTGTTTGTAGCAAGTGAAAGATCAGTAATGAGACCACTTGTGAAAAATTATGCTATAACAGGCGGTGGAAAAGTGGTTCAGATTCCCATATATGCGGCAGTTACTGCGGCGACAGTATCGGAAGCAACTGATTTATCTAACACAGCAATAACTCCAACTTCTGTATCTATTACAGCAAGTGAAAATGGAATCATGACAACATTAACGGATTTAGGTAGAAATGCCTCTCCTCGAAATGTTGCGGGAGACATTGGAAAATTGTTTGGAGAAGCTATTGCAAAAAAAATAGATGTAGATTTAACTGCATTATTTGATGGCTTTTCACAAGAAGTAGGAGACGGAACAGCAGTACTAAGTGCGGCTAATGTATTTAATGCAGTAGCAGTATTAAGAAAAACTGCAGTTCCAACATCGGAAATATCAGGAGTATTTCACCCTCTAAATGCGTATGACTTAAAAAGCAATTTAACAAATACGTTTGTTGGTAGAGATACTGATTTATCAAATGAAGCATTAAGAAATGGTTTCGTTGGTAATGTAGCTGGAGTTAATATATTTGAAACTTCAAATATGGCAGACAGTTCTGGTAACAACCCAGGAACAACAGGCGATTACAAAGGTGCTGTATTTCAAAAAGATGCTCTAGGTCTTGCAATAATGCAAGATTTGAAAATTGAAACTCAAAGAGATGCGAGTTTAAGAGCAGATGAAATTGTAGCAACTGCTGTATATGGAGTTGGAGAACTTCACGATACTTATGGTGTTGAACTAAACGTAGATTCATCATTACAATAATCGTACTTTTATCAGGGGGAGCAATCTCCCTGATAATCAAAAGGAGAAATTATGAATGTAAAATTAACAAACGGAAAAAAGATTATTGAAAGAAGCAAACTACAATATGAAGCCAATATAAAACACTTTGCGATGAGGGGTTTTAAATTAGTTTCAGATAAGGTAGAAGAAGTTAAAAGCGATGCTGAAAATATCGTTAAGTTAAAACCAAAGAAAAAAGGGAAAAAGAAATGAAATATATTACTAAATATTGGAAATTAGCAAAAGATAATCCCAAAGTAACTGCTGGAATTATTATTGGTGTTATAATTATTATAACTTGGATAAAGTAATATGGCTACTAATTTTACAGGATCAGATGTCATAGCGGCTTCTGATGTAACTGCTTATCAAACTGATGCATTTGATTTTGGTATTGCAAGTGGAGATTCAGAAGTAACGACTTGGTTAGCCCAAACTACTAATGATATTTTTAGAGATTTAAGAATTAAGTGGTGGCCTATTTATAAAACAAATATCTATACCGACATTACTGTTTTAAATACAGCAGAAATGTCGAATACAAAGGTTAATTTAAATCAGTTTAAAAGAGCTGGTGTGTACTTATTCTTGTCGAGATTTCTATTACCAGCTTTAACCAAGTTTAGATCGGAAACAGACAAGGATAGATTTGAAAGAATGATTGAATTTTATTCTTCAGCTCATCTTAAAGAATTTCAATCTATTTTAGACGATGGTGTTGAATACGATTCCGATGCTGGAGGAACAATCGTTAGTAGTGAAAGAGAACCTTTACACGCATACAATAGATTAAACAGATAAATGGCTGTTGCTGTTCATGTTAAAACGAATGTTAAATACGTTCAAAAGAATATAAGAAATTTCCAAAAACGATTCCCCAACGAAATTAAAAGAACATTATTAAAGTCAGGTTTTTTATTACTAACCATTATAAAGGAATTAACTAAAAAAGGTCTTAAATTTAACAGAGGAAAGTTTGACAAATATAATGAGGACTATGCAAAGTGGAAAACAAAGTATGTAGGAACGAGCATTGTTGATTTAATGCTAACTGGACGAATGATGCAATCCTTAACTCCTGACAGTACCGTTAAGGCAAAAGGAAAAAATAGAGTCGAGTTGAAGTTTAGTAATTCTGAAATGAGAGATAGAGCATTTAGAATACAAACAGGACAAGGTAATCAGCCAAAAAGACCTTTCTTTGGTTTTGACAAAAGGACAGAAAAAATTATAAATAAGGAGTTTGAAAAAGAAATTGGCAAAAGAATGAAAAGAATGAGAATATGAGTGTAAGAGAAAACATAGCAGATAATATTAAAACAGTTATAGATGCAATCAGCAGTCCTGATGTCAAGCTAGTTTCAAGACAACCTTTTAATATTGATGAACTATCACAACAACAATTCCCTTGCGTTCTTGTTCAAACATCAGAAGAAAATAGGGAAGATCAAGAATTGGGAAGTGGTGCTAAAACTAGGACAGGAACTATTGATTTTATTGTCAATGGGTTTGTTCAAGGTTCTAATACCAATATTGATACATTGAGAAATGCTCTCATTACAGCTATTGAAACTGCTTTGGAAACCGATATAACTAGAGATTCTAATGCTATCGACACAGAAGTTGTTCGTGTTGAAACTGACGAGGGAACTTTATTTCCTGTTGGAGGTATTGTAATGACTATTAGATGCATGTATCAGTATCAATCAGGAACACCATAAAGAGAAATAAATGAAGATGATATTGACGAAGAAGAAAAAAAGTAATAAAAGAAATTATGGCTAAAGACATTAAATTATACAAAGATGGTAAT